GTACCACCGTTTAAGGCCATTGCGTTAGCTCCAATTACTAATACATCATCTGCGTTTGTAGCTGCGTTAGCGGCTGCAATTGTACATCTAAATGTAATTTCGTTTGAACCTGTTCCTGATAAGTAGTTCGCCAAGTGTGGACCTCTACCTGAACCAGAACCTTGGTTACCGTTAGTAATTGATACTCTAGGTGTGCCTGTAATATCAACTGCTTCGTTGAATCTTACTAATACATCTATGTTACCACCAGCTGATTTGTCAAAACTAGCTGTAACAAAAGTAATTTCTGTAATATCGGCTGCACCAAGTTTTACTGCTAAACCTCTAAGCGCTACTAGCACTTCGGGTGTTGCACTTGTATTGTCATTCCCTGACAGAATAGAACCTGCTTCTCTAACCCAACCTTTTGCTGAAGCGCTAACTTCAAGCTTCTCGGCTGTAGTCAAGTTTTTAGGCTTACTCTCGTCAGAGTCAGTTGCTCCCCATAAACTCATAATTTTTCTCCCTTTATAAAGTTATTATTTCGTTATAACTCTACTATTTATAAGGAGTAAGACTAGAAGCCTAGTTTTTTAAGTTCGGAGATTGTTTGTGAGGCTGATTTGAATGTAATACCAGTTCCACCTGCACGGTTAAACTCGTTGGTATTCTTATCATAATCGTCAATTAAGATAGAAGAAGCATTAGCAAAGTTCTTCTTTTGACTTCTCATAACAAGATTGATTTTATTTCTTGGTATGCCAGTATTTTTCTGTGCCCAAGCCATCTTTCCTGGTATGCAATTAGGGTCGTGAGCATGTTCTACATACGCACTTAATATATGAGGGTTGAATTTTTTAACATAGGCAAATAGTTTCTTGCCTTCACTTAACCATGGTCCGTTAGACCAAAAGTCTTTCTTTGCAATGATTGGATCCCAACGCTCTTTTCTTCCGAGCTTAGTCCATTGATTGATTGTAAGACCAGTTGTCTTCTCAATGTTCTTAACAAAGTCAAAAAGAACACCATCCATATCAAGAAATATTGTAGGTAATTTTTTCATAGTGTATCCTTTCTTATTATGTCTATATTATAACACAAGGTTACACTATTGGCAAGCAAAAAAAGCACCTTTTTTAACTTTATTTGTAATTTACTTCAGGTTCCATATCTACTTTAGTAGCTTTTTCGCCTGTCATTGTCTGTTTTCTTTTGATATCTTTAGGGTCGTCTTTTTTCACTGGAACCATAGTTTCCATACCCTCATCTTTAGCAGAATATTTTTTATCTATCTTGGTAAAAAATGCTTTCTTTTCAGCAGGTGACATAGAACCGATACCTTTACCAGCTTTGTCTAGTTCTTTCTTGAACATTGCTTGATAACCAGAATCTTCTCTGTAACTTCCTTGTTTAGATACGATTTCTTCTAGGCTGCCAGGCTTGTGTTTTAAATAGTTTGACATTTTAGTTTCCTTTTACTTTAGCAGCTAAATCTTTATCAGCTCCACCCCATGTTCCAGAGGATTTTGTTATGAATGAATTTACTCTAGCAAATGCCCATTGTTGCTGTGTAGTACCTGGTCGGTGTCCACCTCTCCATGCGGCCATGCCTCTATCATATACTTTCTTTAAAATACCGTAAGGCATTCCAGATTTTTCAGCCTTGTTTTTAAGACCCTCAATCTGTTCAAAAACTGTTTTTGCTGGATGTTCAGCGTTTTCATTTGTTCTTTTTAAAACTTTTTGTACATCTGGATGTTTAGATAAACCTGTTGCAAGTTTCTCAATAGCTTTTACTGCACCTGAATAGTTACCTTGTTTGTATCTAGGGTCATTTGCAATACCATATGCTTGTTTAATTTGTTGTGAAGAAAATTCTAAAATAGTTTCTTCTTTTTTTAAAATCTTATCTGCAATTTCGTGACCTTTTTTGATTGTCTTTTTCTCTAAAGGTGGTTCATCATTCATTACCTTTTTAGCTTGTGCCATACCTATTGCATAAGCGTCATCTTTTTTCATCTCTACCAAGTCTGATAGTAAATTAATACCAGCATATTTGATTGCTAATTGAGTAGGAACATCCATCTTTTTAATCATTGCTTTTATAGCTGGTGTTACATCTGATTTCTTTTTATTTTTCCATGTATTTTTAATGTTTGCAATTTGTCTATCATTCATTTTACTTTTAAAGTAATCTGTGTCTTCTTTTTGCATTTCTTTTTCTTTTTTCATCTTATCACGCATATGTTTATATGCAATACCAACTTGAAGTAATGGCTCACCTGTTTCAGGATTTACCATTTTTTCAGTTTCTTTTTTGGCAGTTTTAGCTTTTTCTGTTTCTGCTTTAACTTTTAAAGATTGTATTTCTGCGTCTTTCTTATCAATGTCAGCTTTTAATTTATCTTTATCGTCTGACTTTTCTTTTTTGACTTCTGGTTTTGTTTCTTCTTCTTCTTCTTCTTTTTTAGGTTTCATACCTTGTTTTTTTAATCTATCCATATCGGCAGCTGATGGAGCATTTTCGTCAACCTCTTCTTGTACAGATTCAGGCACACAATTAGGTACCATCTTATCACCTTTTTTCTTCATGCCTACTTTTTTATAACCTACCCAACAAGCTTCTGTAATAGGATTATAATTATCTTCATCAGCGCTTTCATCTATTGTATAACTCTCTGCTCTAATATCAGCCTTGTAAAAGTTTTTAAGGTCAATAGCATACTTGTTAAGGTCTGCGCCTTTACCATCTACTTTAAAAGTTTTACTTCCATCATCTTTTACTACTAAACCAACTTTTTTTAATCTTCGTATTGCTTGGTCTCTAGCTAAAGGGGGAGCTATAGTAACGGTCATCTTTTTGAATTCGTGTATTTCTTCTTCACCTAAAATACTCTTAACAGTTTTTACAGGTAGTTTCATTACCTTGGCAATCTCAGCCGCTGACTTACCAGCTTTTTGCATGGCGTCAATCTCTGACATTTTACCTTCTTCTAATTTCTCTGTCTTCAAGTGTGAACCACTTGCAAGTTGCATATCAAGTATTTTTCTTTTGTTACCAGATAGTTCAATACCACCTGTAACATCTTTAACTTTTAATCCATGTTGTTTAGCAAGTGAAACCATATTTGATTTCTCTTTGGCGTCTCTGAAACCTTTAATAGTTCCTGTGCCTTCACTTAAAAGTTCATTAATTTCTTTTAATTCGTTTGTAGCAGTTTCAATACCCTCTTTTCTAATTTGCATTAGTTCTTGGGCTTTCATGTTGTGCTTACTAATAAGTCTTGAAGTAGCAACAGCAGATACAAAAGGAATATCAGCTTTGTATAACTGTTTCAACATCTCTTTGTTTGAATCAAATCTATTAAAAATCTGACTTAATTTGTTTGCATTATCTAAAGAGATTCTTTTGTTTCTCATTGGCTCGTAAGCTTTTTTCAATGTTGCTATCTGCATTGCAATAGCACCCTCGTTCATGGCTTGTGCCATTGTTTTTCTATATTTACTCATTAGTTGTTTACCTTTGCTCCCGCTCTCCATTGATAACACGACCAATACCTTGCTTTAGTTTTTGGTCCTGGATTGTCACAGTTGTGCCTCGCTCTAAAAGATTTTCTTCTAGCCGGGTCGTCTCTTTTAATACTTAAACCTGTTGTATCACCGAAAGAAACTTTAATTACTTTGCCTGCCTCATTCTTAACATAGACATAAAACTTTTTACTTCCACCACGAATTGGGTCATTAAGTGTGACCTTTTTTCCTTGATATTCTGCCTCTTGTAAACCCTCTAACTCATGTTCAAAGATACATTCTTCACAAGATTTATCAATATTTTCATATTCGTTAAATGTTTTCATTATAGTTTCTCTATCATCTTGGCCACTACCTCTGATAGTTTGGCCTTATATTCTTCTTTATATCGTTCCCTATATTTATCAATTGTGGACTCTGCACTTGCCCATTCTTTTACATCTTTTTCAGTTGGTTTATCTCGTTCTCTATCCAAGAAGCCTTTGACTTTTTTAATAGGGTTTTCTTGACCTGGTGTCATGTCAATAGTATGTTTTGTGTATTCTGGTGTACCAATCTCATAAACCTCACCATACATCTTCTTAAATTTAGTTGTATGAATACTTGGTTTAGTCTTAGCACCCTTGTCGCCTGGTGCTGGTTTATTATCATTCTTTGTAGTATCTTTGTTCTTAAAGTAATCTGCTCTTTTATTCTTCACATCTTTTGATAACTGTTTGTAATACTTTTTAGGTTGTGTACCATCTTTTTTCTTCACATCTTTGTCTTGTGGTTGTGCGTCTAAATCTTCTTTCATCTCCGACACAGCTTCAAAACCATAATCAACATTTAAGTTGTGTTCTCTCATCTCTGCCTCTCTGTTTGTTTTGGCAACAGGAATACAATCCCATATCCATGCTTTGTGTAGATTGTTTTTATTGTCTTCTACAACGATATAGTTTGTACCTTTTCTAATAATTTTACCTTGTACATCTTCTTTGATATAATCAACTGTATCGCCAATATTAAATATTTGGTCTCTGATATATAAATCTCTAATTTGCTGTTGTTCAAACTCTTCTAAACTAGCAACTGGTTTTAAATTTCTCATATGTAAATAATTAGCGGCCAAGTTCATACCTCTTCTAACTTGTTTCATCAATGCGTCTGCATTAACACCTCTAGGTAATCCTTTCTCAAAACTTTTTAGGTCACCTTTGGCAGCTGCAGCTCTCATTTTACTAGCACTCATACCTGAAGCGCCTTCAGCATCCGGGTCTCTTTCGCCAGCAGAAACTACATTTACATTATCAAAGTTATAGTAACCATGTCTTGATTTTACATTATTATATTTGTTAATTATTGTTTCAAATTCTCTTACTCTATCACTACCTACTACCATAAAGATTTCAGTAATACCTTGATTATGAAGTTCAGTACAAATATCTAAAATCATATTCGTTGTATTAATAGCAATCTTTCTAGCATGTCTAGGAAACATTTGTTTCATAACAGATAGTTTTTCTCTAGCCGATAGTGGATTCTTTTT